TGGTTCGGCGCGGACGGGTTTGAGGAAATTACCAGCTACGCACTAGGGCTGCATAAAAAACTAGTTGCCAACGGGTACGACCCGCGAAGTGATGATTATTTCGAGCAGATAGACGCTCGCGTACATTCCAAATTCCCAGAGCTTTTTGGGGAAGCGGAAGAAAAGCCACGGTCGCAAGTTTCCCAGGCGGCACCGGCTAAAAAACCTACATCTGTTGTGGCCCCTGCCAGTCGTTCAACCGGCAGGAAAAAGGTTGAACTCACACCGTCGCAAGCCGCGTTGGTGAAAAAGTTTAATCTGGACCCGCAAAAGTATGCACAGGAAGTTTTGAAACTGGAGGCACAAAATGGTTGAAACACAAGATCGCAATCCTCGTGAATTGAAGTCACGCGAAAAATCTGCTCGTGCAGTGTATGTACCGCCGAGCAACCTGCCTGATCCGACACCTGAGCCGGGCTGGGTGTACCACTGGGTTGGTACGCACATCTTGGGACAGGCCAATCCTACCAACGTGTCCCAAAAGATGCGTGAGGGTTGGGAGCCGGTGAAAGCAACGGACCATCCGGAACTGATGCTCTTGGGTAACGAAAAGACAGGCAACGTGGAGATTGGCGGGCTCATGCTCTGCAAGATGTCAACCGAACGCTTCCGCGCCCGTCAGGAGTACTACAACAAGCAAGCTCAGGGCCAGATGGACTCAGTGGACAACCACTTTTTGAGAAACAATGACCCGCGTATGCCGCTGTTTTCGGACAAAAAATCGTCCACGACACGGGGTGCCGGGTTTGGTTCTGGTTCAAAGTAATAAGGAGTTTTCATGTCTGCTGTACAAGCACCTTACGGCCTGCGGGCCGTCAATGAGCTGGGGGGTCTGCCGTACGCCGGTAGCACCCGTCAGTTTCCGATCAGCTCGGCGTCTGCCAACATCTTCAACGGTTCCGTTGTGGCTGTCGGCACTAACGGCTTGCTGACTCTTGTAACCACGGTTGGCTCTGACGCTAGCCCGTTCCCCGCAGGCGTTGTCGGCGTTTTTGTCGGCTGCACCTACGTGAACGCGCAAGGTCAAACCATCTACGCTCAGTACTACCCCACCGGCACTACCGGCGCCATTGCATACGTCATCGACGATGACCGTGCTGTGTTCCAAGTGCAAGCCAACGGTTCGCTGGGTCAGACCGCGTTGGGTGCCAACGTCGTGTTTGCTGCCGCTCAAACCGGCTCGACCTCGACTGGCAACTCGACCACGGCTATCAGCACCACGCTGGCTGCTACCGCTACCATCGCCTTCAAGGTTGTTGGATTTGTCGAAAGCACCACCTCGACTGTGGGCGACGCCTACACCGACGTGCTGGTGAAGTTCAACATGGGCTCGCATGCCTACAACACCGGCCTCGGCGTTGCGTAATAAGGAGTAACTCAAAATGGCAATTTCACGCGCACAACTGCTCAAAGAGCTGCTCCCAGGTCTGAACGCCCTGTTTGGTATGGAGTACGCTCGCTACGGCGAAGAGCACAAGGAAATCTACGAGACCGAGAAGTCGGAGCGTAGCTTTGAAGAAGAAACCAAGCTGGCTGGCTTTGCTGCTGCGCCTGTCAAGAACGAGGGCTCTGCCATCGCTTACGACAATGCACAGGAAGCATTTACCGCTCGCTACAACCACGAGACCATTGCTCTGGGTTTCTCGATCACCGAAGAGGCGATTGAGGACAACCTGTACGACAGCCTGTCTGCTCGTTACACCAAAGCTCTGGCCCGTGCGATGGCCTTCACCAAGCAGGTTAAAGCTGCAGCCGTTATCAACAACGGCTTCAACGGCTCGTACCTTGGCGGTGACGGCGTTACCTTGTTCGGCAACAACAGTTCCAACACGCGTGTTGGCCACCCGCTCGTTGGCGGTGGTGTTAACTTCAACAGCCCGACCACTGGTGTTGATCTGAACGAGACTGCTCTGGAAAACGCTGTGATTCAAATCGCTGCGTGGACCGACGAGCGTGGCCTGCTGATCGCAGCCAAGCCCCGTAAGATGGTGATCCCCCCGAGCCTGATGTTCGTTGCCAAGCGTCTGCTTGACACCGAGCTGCGGGTCGCAACTGCTGATAACGACATCAACGCTATCAAGCAGATGGGTGCTATCCCCGAAGGCTACACCGTCAACCACTTCTTGACCGATCCGAACGCATGGTTCCTGACCACGGACGTTCCCAACGGCATGAAGCACTTCGAGCGTATGCCCCTGGCAAACTCGATGGACGGCGACTTCGATACCGGCAACGTCCGTTACAAGGCTCGTGAGCGTTATAGCTTCGGCTGGTCGGACCCTCTGGGTATGTGGGGCTCGTCAGGTTCGTCCTGATGAAATTAGAAAAGGGGCCTTGTGCCCCTTTTCTTTTTGAGCTATATTGCTTCAACTCGGATTTCCCCGGGGCGTAAGACTGACCGAGCAGACGACATGCAGACGGACGCCCCATAACTCGCATGTGAGGAATCATCATGGCACAAACTAGCTTCACCGGGCCTGTCGCATCGGCCAATGGCTTTATCGTCGGCACCGCAGCTTCCCCCGTCTCCGTTACCACCGCGCAGAACATTAGTTCTTCGTATGGCACCACCTCCGCCACCACTGGCGACACGCGTCTGACGTACAACCGACTGGCTTTCACCTCGACTGGCTCTGGCGAGACCGGACGTTGGCTGACCCAAGTTACGGGCGCTGGCGCAGGTGCCGCAGGTACTGTTAACGGCGGCCACATCTCCCTGAGCATCAACGGTTCTGGCACTATTTCTGGTGCTGGTAACGCCCTGCGCGTGACCTTGGGCGGCTCTTCAACTGCTCCCGGCGGCACCCTTGCTGCTCTGCAAGTTGATTCGGACTTTGCTTCTGGCGCAACCTTGCCCGGCACCACCGCGTTTATTCGTGCAACCAACAGCGGCACGGGTTCGATCAGCAACCTGTTCAACCTGCCCGACGCTATGGTGCAGGCAATTGGCGCAACTTCGACCACGCCGACGCAGAAGATTCGTTTTGTTGACTCCGCCGGTGTTGGTTACTTCCTGTACGCAGTGGAAGCCTGATGCAGATAACCAAGGAATTCTTGGAATCTGAGATTGTCAAAATGGAGCAGCAACGCAACCACGCTCATGAGGTTGCCGTTGCTTCCCAAGCGGCGATTGATGTTCTTCAAGCAATGATTGCAAGACTGGAACTGCCAGAACCGGAGCCAGAAAATGACGATGCAATATGACGTAAAGTCGTATCACAATTCGACGTCAGGGTTGGCGGTGCCGTATCGCGCCCGTCTCAAAGGTGTTTTGATCTCCCCAACAACGTCTGTTGCATTCACCACCGTAATTGTTGATGACGTTGCGCAGACTGGCACGTATAACGTTCCCGGCTCCACAACTTGCACAGTAACAATCACAGCGCATGGTTTGACTACCGGTGATCGCGTGTATTTGGACTTTACGTCCGGCACGGCAACAGACGACGCCTATACTGTTACTGTGTTGACTGCAAACACCTTTACAGTTACTGTTACTTCTGCTACAACCAGCGGTAACGTGACTATGTACGCCAAGATTTTGACTGAGGTAGATTGCGCTAACGGCACATCTTTCTACACCTTGATTCCCGGCGAAGGCGTTTTGGCTACCACGGGAATTCGTGTGTTCTTGCCCTCGGCAAGCGTGACCTCAACCATTTTCTACGGATAAGGTGCGGCCATGACAATGCAATACGACGTAAAGTCCTACCACGCTTCCGCTTCTGGTACAGCCGTGAGCTATCAGACACGTTTGAAAAGTGTTGTGGTGTCGTCTGGCACGGTTTCTGCGCGTACATTTTCTATTTGCGATCCATCCGTAAATAAGTCAGGTACGTATGCACGTACATCTCCAAGTGGCGTGGTAACCATCACAATGACTGCGCACGGACTGGAAACAGGCGACCGAGTGTTCTTAGATTTCACTTCTGGTCTTGGGGTTGATGCCGCGTTTGACGTAACGAAATTAAACGCAAACTCATTTACTGTGACAACTGCGTCAACTGCGTCAACATCGGGTAATGTCACAATGTATCCAGTAATTTTGCTGGAGGCGGACACTTTTAACACTGTAGGCTTGCCAATTCTTATTCCCGGCGAAGGAATTCTTTGCAGGAATGGTATTTTTGTCGGCCTTGGCGGAAGTGTGACGGGTACAATTTATTATGGCTAAGACCGCAGCATGGCAACGCAAAGAAGGCAAGAACCCCAAGGGCGGACTCAACGCCAAGGGGCGTGCCTCCTACAACAAGGCCAATCCGGGCAAGCCGGGACTCAAGCCCCCGCAGCCAGAGGGCGGCTCACGCCGAGACTCTTTCTGTGCCCGGATGAAAGGCATGAAAGCCAAGCTGACCGGCGAGAAAGCCAAGAAGGACCCAAACAGCCGTATCAACAAAAGCCTGAGGGCATGGAATTGCTGACATGAGCGAGAACACAGATACCGTCAAAAACGTGCTGGATGTGGTGGCAATCTTCAGCACGATTGGCGCTTTTTTGAACATGCTCACGCCGCTGTTTGGCTTGATCGGCGCAATCGTTGGTGCCATGCGTATTTACG